CTTCTCATTTGGTCGATTTGGGCACGTTGATACCCTATGTGATACATCATAATGTTTCTGTTCCCGCATCGCTCAACTGCTGGGTGGGGAGCCGCCTCTAACTTCATGCCGAGGATGTGAAAGCACTCATCTAGGCAGCGTTCTAGATAGTCGGTGTCTCCACTTTTATAAAAAGCTTCTGCAACACCTTCTAAATGATCCTTTAAATTGTCTAAATCTGGAAGATCATCCCTGTGAATGAATCCGTAATCTTCCATGTTTGGCCCATCAATATCTTCTAGCATGTTAGTCCCCGTGTTGTAATGCGTTAATGCTACAAGCAAACACGGTTTGGCGCAAGAAAAAGGAAAGTGTTGATAAAATTAATCGAAGAGGGCACGATCTAAGATACAGTGAATCAACAGGAAGGAAGAATATGGCCGGTCCCAAGGGTGATAAACGCGCAAAGGAACATCCTAAATCAATTGGAAGGCCGATGGAGTACGACCTAGATGAAGAGGCTGCTGAGATCCTTAAATGGGCGAAGAAAGAAGAATCCATCCATCTAGCGCAATTCGCAATAGAAAGAAATGTTCCAGCAGGAAAGCTTAGTTATTGGGCTGGAAAAAGCACTGTGTTTCGAGAATCACTTGCGAAAGCAAAAGATATTCTTAATATAAAGGTTAGAGATAGAATCAACGATCCGAACAAACACTATAATGAACGTTTGGCAATGAGAGATATCTCAAACTACGACACACTTCTTAAAATATGCGAGCGCGACGACCTGGCTTATGCCTCATCCCTCAAGCAAAAAGAAGCTGAAGCACAAGCGCATACTCTAGCAGAGCTTAAGCATATGTCGGCCACCGGAGAACTCTCTCAGAAGTGATCATGATGCTAAGCTTAATCATGGTTTGCATCGTACTAACATCGATTGGGATGGTATTGAGGTACGGACTCGCTTCCAGGTTTAGCGATGATTCATGATAAAATCTGGCGACTCAACAATCTATACCGAATCGTAGATAAGAACGGATCTTCAATACCCTTTAAGCTAAACGCTGTTCAAGAAGTAGTCGCACTAGACCCACACAAAAGAAAAATCTGCCTCAAGGCTCGTCAACTCGGCATGAGTACGTACGCTGTTATTGACCTACTGGACGATGTATTGTTCAATGAGAATTTGGCCGGAGGAATTGTCTCCTACTCCCTCGAGCACGCGCAACATATATTCAAAAGGATTATCGGTCACGCACTAGACACTATGCTTCCAGAGCTTAAGCCGTTGGTGGGTATTGTGACTCAATCAGCAAGAGAGATTACATTCACAAATGGATCATTCCTTAGGGTGGACACCTCTCTGCGCGGCGGGTCATATCAAAGCGTCTTAGTGTCTGAGTTTGGAAAGACATGCGCTCGCAGCCCACAAAAAGCAGAAGAGGTTATCACGGGAACGCTGCAGACTGTTGGTGTTAAGGGTAAAGTAGTTATTGAGAGCACGGGAGAGGGAAACTCTGGTTATTTTGCTGAGATGTGTCAATCTGCAGTGATTAGGGGTAATGAAAATCTTAGCGACATTGAATATAAGATGTTTTTTTTCCCGTGGATTAATGAGAAAACTTACCGAACAAGTCAGAAAATCAGCTATGACATAGAGTTAGCCGACTATTTTGATAAACTGGAGAAAGACCTTTCGATCACGATAGACCAAGATCAACGATATTGGTATGCCCAACAGAAAAAGGTTCTTGGAGATAAGATAACCCAGGAGTTTCCAACAACTCCCCAGGAAGCGTTTCTCTCTAACTCTGACGCCTACTACTACGCTAAGTGCATAGAGGATGCTTACAACTCAAATCGATGTCTCTACACAAGTCTGTATGATGCGTTACTTCCTGTCTATGTAGCGATGGACATCGGAGTCAACGACCTTACTGTGATGATCTTCTTTCAGATTACGCATGGTGAAATCAGGATCATTGACTACTATGAAGACAACAACAAGGGTGTTGATTTTTACGCGAAGTTTTTGCTTCAAGACAAAAAATATCACTACAATACGATATATTTACCTCACGACTCAAGACAGAGAAGCAAGATCGATGCCGGAAACACCTATGAGAGAGATTTTAGGAGGTTATTTTCTGGTGTGAATACTAAATTCCAAGTTCTAGAGAGATCCGACCTGAATCTTGGAATATCTCATGCGAAGATAAAATTTGAGCGATGCGTGTTTGCCATTAATCGTGTAAAGCCCCTGCTCGAACATCTTGGCAAGTACCGTAAGAAGTGGAGTCAGGCACAAGGTCGATACTTAGATGAGCCGTACCACGACATTCACTCCAACGGAAGTGACTGTTTTAGATACGTATGTATGGCAGTCACAAAGATCGAAACCACATCAAATATTGGCGGGGCTATGGAGAAACACAGAAGAGCTGTAGATATGAGACGCACTAGATTTTAGTGAAAGTACAAATTAAAATACGATTACATTAAAATCTTCGGGTGGTATAAATAAAGACAACTTAAGGGTGCGTACATGCTTGATGACTACGAAGTAAAACAAGAGTTCTTAGAGAACTACCGATATGCCCACGATTTCTGGGCTCCATTCGTAGAAGACGCTAAAGTGTATAGCCTTGCTCAATCAGGATACACATGGAGCGAGGCGGAAAAAAAGCAGCTAGTTAAAGATGGTCGCGAACCTCTAGAGTTCAATATTATGCGGCGCCCCCTTCAGTTTTATAGCGGATACCTACGTGATAACGTCAATTCAATAGTTATTGCGCCAATGGAGGGTAGCGACCAGAAAACGGCGGATCAGCTCACAAAGGTAAGCTCATATATCTGGGACAAGGCAGATGGTTTCCCTGTGTTTCTTGATGCATGTGATGAATGTTTCAAGTCAGGCATTAGCTTAACCGGCCTGAGAATGGATTACTCGAAAGACTTCATCAATGGGGATATCTCCTTCTATAAAAGGACGTTCAACTCCTTCTACTTAGACCCCACATTTGAGAATATCAGTCTGAGCGACTGCGGATTCGCAATCATGAGGGATTTGCTGAACAAAGAGTCTGTTAAAGCTCTCCTTCCTTTTGTTGATCAAAAAGTCATTGAGGAGATACAGAGCGGTTTTCGTGACGACAAATTCATGAGCTATCACCCTCAGTTCACGTCATTTTCAAGAAACAAAAATCTATTAGCCTACGACCAATACTACAAGAGATCGACACGAAATCGCGAAATGCTGATCGACCAAAGAACAGGGTTCTTTAGGGACATCACAGATGAAGACGAAGAATCTAGGTATAAGCTCGAAAGAGGCATTAATAGATTCGACCAGATGAGAAATGATGCTGACCTCTTGGATATTAGCCCGGACGACGTTCCAAGGGTTGAGATTCGAACGGTTGAAAGACCATTTGTCCAGCTGAGCATTATGCTCAATGGTGAGCAGGTCTATGTTGGTGAAGATAGAACTGGGATTAGCGAAACATATCCATTTGTCCCTAACATATGCTATTTTGAACCATCTATCTGGATGCCATCGCAGCGACTACAGGGTATTTCCTCCACACAGTGGAGTATGCAGCGGCAGTTCAACAAGCGTCATATGAAGATCATTGACATGATGGACAGCACAATATCCACTGGGTTCAAATACATCTTGGGAACAGTCCCAGACCCTCAGGAGATGCAGCAGACTGGACAGAACAAGTTGATAGGGGTAACTTTAGAGGACAACCCTCTAGGGCTAGAGGCGGTACAACAACTCCATGGTGGTGGTGCAAACCCAGCACTACTCGAGTATCAGAAAGTACTAGATGATCTATCGCTCACATTGGCAAACATCACAGAGTCAGTACTTGGAATTGATGAAAAAGGAAACACGCAGGTTAGTGGTCGTCTTGCCCAAGTTCGAATTGCTCAAGGGTTGCGTTCTAACCGGAAGGTCTTCGATAACGTAGAAACCACCCAACAGATCCTTGGTGGTCTTGTCGTTAAAGCTATTCAGATGAATTATCCCCCTGATAAGATCAGAAGGATAATCAATGAGGAACCTACTGAGCAGTTTTATGAGAAAGATTTTGAGCAGTATGATGCTGTAGTTAAAGAGGGCGTCCGTTCAAAATCCCAGAAAGACGCATACTACTTCGAGCTGCTGTCTCTTAAGCGTGACGGAATCGTTGACGTGCCACAGGCTGAGATTGTTCGGGCTCTTCAGATGTCTGGACTAACGGATCTCCAAGAGGCTATTGAGCAACAAGAGGAGCAGCGAGCTAATCAACAGAATAAAATCGATGAGCAGGAGCAGACAGCTCTTAGGTTGGCTAATAGCCAGGCTGAAGCTAATCTTGCAATGTCGGCCGAAAGACGTGCTCGTGTCGTAAGCGACCTGGCCTTAAGCACTGAAAGGATATCGGAAAGCGAAGAGAATAGGGCAGACGCAGCGCTTACCAGAGCTAAGACCATCACTGAGATCGCCTCTATGAACGAGGATCGAATTCTTAAGGTTATCAGTTTTGTTCAAATGTTAGAGGATCAAGAAACAGCCGATCGAGAAGCTATTGGTCAGAAGGTGATGAGTCAGGCCCAGGATATTGAGACTTCACAAATTTTACAGCCTCTTCAATCTCAGCAAGCTCCTCTAGAAAATAATACGATGGATCAGGGAGATGGGCTGTGATTTTTACAACACCCAAGCTTTGTTCTAAACCTGAAGTCTTTATAGTATTTTTCAGAGCAAAAACACTCTTTTTGGGCTTTGACTCTATATGCAGCCGCCTGAAAAGGTTTTTCGCAGATATGGCAGGCAAGAGCTACTCTATTGCGTCTAAATTTATGTTTACATACAGTAGAACAGAAGAGGTTTTTATACCTTTTTATTTTGTAGACGAATATATCAAAAAATTTGTCACAAAAAGAACAGTTTGTTTTCATGGATATAGCTATAGCCGATGGAAGCATTGCACATAAGCGAAATAACAAGGAGATCAGCAATGATTAAATATGAAAAAAAAGCCGGATCTATGACCGCGGTTAAGGGCATGTGCTCTAGTCGTGAAAATCCACTAGCTCCAGCAAAGACGACACAACCAACATCCGGTGGTCCGCTAGCATCACCAGCTAACAGCGACCAGATGAAAGTAAGAAAGCTAAGAGCCAAAGCATATGCCGAGCGTGATTCGCTTCGCGGAGCTAACGGTATCTAAATGAAGTCAGCAGAGTGTCTGGATAGCGAACTGATTCAATCAACCGACTTGAACGAGGAGATGACCTCGCTTAAAAAATCCATCAACAAGGTTGTTGAAGACGCTGTGAACAGCGTGCAGCTTAGAGAAGATTATTTTCTAGTGCTACATGCAAAGTTCGATCCATTAGACCCCTCTGTTTTTGTTATTAGTCAGCTGATAGCCAGTCTGAGGATTCCGCCGTTTTGCAGTAACACTATGGTGTTTTTTGTGAGTCCCACAAAAGGTTTCATAGAATTAATGTGGATGGTTGCAGCCAAAGAAAAGGGCAAGAAGCTTAAAGTAGAGTTCAATAAAAAAGGTGTCGCCTACCTGCAAGCAAAGGGCGCAATGCCATCTTAAGGGGCTATCTTAAGTTTTAAATACGGAGTAAGTATGCAAGATCAGGAAACCGTAATCCCTGAGCAAGAAGTTGACGATTCAGTTGCTAGTGAATCTTTAGTGGAACAGCCACAAGAAGCTCAAGAAGCAGTGCAGGAAGAAGAGACAATGGTCCCTCTTCATGCAGTGCAGAAAGAGAGGCGTAGACGGCAAGAAGCTGAAATGAGGGCTAAAATCCTTGAGGAACAGTATGCAAAAGCTGCTGAGCCAGAAGATGACAGCCGATACGAGTCCGCAACTAAGGAAGATTTAGGTAAAGCTAAGTCAGCTTTGAAAAGAGAAATACAAGAAGAGAATTGGGCTCGTGATAATCCTGACAGGTACAGGAAGATTAACGAGGATTTACCAGAGTTTTTAAAACTAAGACCCAATCTAGCTCCAGCTATTGAGGGCGCGACGAATCGGTATGAGGAGGCTTGGACGTTAATGAACGCATTATCACCCAAGCAGCAGCAGGCAGTAGCTCAAAAGCCGAAGCTACAGGCGCCAGGTTCACCTTCGGGTATTCCTAAAGCGGCAGCAATGAGCGAAAATGTTGATTTGATGAATATGTCAGATTCCGAATTCAATACGTGGCGTACTCAAAGACGGGGGCGAAGATAGGTCTTCCAAGAAAGGAAGTAACCTATGGCTAACGCTGTTACAACAACTTCTGGTTATGGATCAATGTCTGATAGCTGGGCACACCGTGCTTTGCTTCAGAGATCCAAGCCAAACAACGTGCACAACCTATTTGGTAGCGCGTTTGCTCTCCCCCAGAAGAGCACAGACACGATGGTTTTTCGTCGTCAAGAAAACCTAAACTCCGATCCAGTTGTGCTGCCTGAAGATGCAGATCCAGCGCCGGAGCAGGTGTTAAAATTCGATATTTCTGTTACTCCACAAGAGTTCGGAAAAGTTGTTCTTCTTAGCCGTAAGGTTCTCCTTGTGGTAGAAGATGACACAGCCAACGGAACAGCCGACAACCTTTCTCAGTGCATGCACACAATGCTTGATAAGGTGACTCGGGATGTTTGGGCGTCTAGCGTCGCTCAAATTTCATGCTTGAATGGTGTTAACGGTAATGCAATTACTGAGCTAACTCAGATCGACGTTAACCGTGCGATTGCATATCTAGATGAAAATAACACAGAAAAGATGACACCTACAGTAGATGGATCTAGCCGTTTCGGCACAGGTCCTGTGGAAGCAGCTTTTTGGGTTGCTGCTCACGTGAAGCTTAAGCCAGACATTCGTGCTTTAGATGCTTTTGTACCTACCTCTCAGTATGGTGCACAGGAAAGCGTTCTTAAGAGCGAGTTCGGAGCAACTGACGAGGCTCGATGGGTAACGTCGACTCTTGTTAATGTTTCTAGTGATTCACCGCCACAGTATAGTAATACATTTATTGGAGCTAACGCCTACGGGTATGTTTCTATTGACCAAATGGCGACAGAGATGATCATGAAGCCCCTTGGCTGGAACGATTACCTTAACCGCTTTCAATCTATGGGTTTCACAGCATTCTTTAATGCTGCAATCCTTGATGACAGCCATATCGTTAACTTGCTTTCTACGAAAGCACTAGCATAAGGAGCTGACTCATGAGTGATCTACATCTAGGGCAATCAATGTCCAAAGCTTACCGCCTGATTTCAGGTGGAGCAGCGTATACACTTCAGCTTGACTGGCAAGCAGATATGGCTGTGTGGAAG